ATAAAAAAATATATGATATTGTAAATCCGCCAATTGTTAATTTGCCGTTGCCTTGGGTTTCATCTGAACCAACCGAAGACCCGTTGGTTTAATCCTAGTGTTTTTTTAGAATAGTGTTCTTATTAATTTTCAGATATTTATCTAATATATTTAATTTTCGGTTTTTTTTGAATATTTATATTATAACAAGAAAATAATTTTTAAAAAATAAAAAAAACAATATGGCAGACAAAGTATTCGTCAGTCCTGGTGTCTACACTTCAGAGAAAGACTTAACTTTCGTAACACGTCAAGTAGGTGTTACAACGTTGGGTTTGGTTGGTGAGACAACAAAAGGACCAGCATTTCAACCAATTTTCATTAGCAATTATGGTGAATTCCAATCATTTTTCGGTGGATTAAACAACACGTTAGTAAATTCACCTATTGATGGTAATGGTGCGCCACAATATGAATTACCTTACATTGCAAAATCTTATTTATCGCAATCCAATCAATTATTTGTAACTAGAGTCTTAGGATTTTCTGGTTATGATGCTGGTAGGGCTTGGGGTATTACATTGGATGCTGCATTGGACCCATCGACAGTTGTTGATACTGTTAATCCAACTTTAACACCTATTGTTGAGTATACAGCATCGACTACTGGTACGTTATTAAACACGGTTATTTATGATTCGTTGCTTAACTATGAAGTTAATATAAAAAGTGCAATGACTTTAAATTTCTTGGCAACAGCTAGTTCTGGTCAAAGTCAAACACTTGTGGATGCTATTGCTGATAACAAAAGTGCTGCTAACGTGTTTACAGGTTGCAGTATCTTTATACGTGTTAATTCTGCTGGTACAACTCCAGCTGTATTAAGTGCTTCTACAAGTGGAAACACATTAGGACCAACAACATATGCAAGTTTATTTACATTTGTTTATAATACTGGAACAACACAAGTAGTTTCAACAACTCCTGGTTCTGACCCTTATTTACAATATTATTGTGCAAATATTAATACTGGTAACCAACCATTTAGTACATATGCTTCACTTGGTTCTGGAACACTTACATTTGTACCCACATCGGCTGGTTTCTGGAATGCTAGTCTTACTAGCCCTAGTTATAGTGCTTTTTCAATGGTATATGAAACAGTAGCTAGTGCTCAAACTGCTGCTAGTGCAATAACATTTACAGTATCAGGTACCGTACAATATATTTCTGCATCATCTAAAACACAATATGTTACTGGTACAACTAGTGGTTCATCCACATCTTTTACTGGTTTAGGTTATGCGGACGTTGAAGATAGAACTGTCGCAATTTTGCGTTCTAGAGGTAGGGTTGATACAACATCTCAAACTTATTTGTTCCAATTGCCTAATAACAATAGTATATATATTGATAGTACTAACATCAATGCTGAAACAGACCCATTGGGTATGTTTACACTTTGTGGTACATCTATAACTTTGGGTAATTTTACATATGATTGTTCATTTGATAAAACTCAAAAGAATTATTTACCTAAGGTTTTAGGTAGAACAGCTCAAGACGGTAAGACTTCCGCTTTTGTTGAAGAATTGTATGACCACATGTTTACTACGTATAACAATGCTGGTAAAGTTAGAGGTATCAATTTGAATTTGGTTCAATATAGTAGAGATTACTATAATTACTTCCAAGAATATCAACCAGCAGTTACGCCTTATGTTGTTTCTGAGTTACGTGGTAACAAGGTTCTAAAATTATTTAGAATGTGGACAATATCTGATGGTAATGCGGCTAACGAACAATTCAAAATTTCAATCTTAAACATCAGACCAGATTTAAAAGAATTTGATGTTCATGTTAGAAGTTTTTACGATACAGATGCTTCACCAAGTGTGTTGGAATCGTTTAGTCGTTGTACAATGAATCCAACATCTAACAATTTCGTTGGTAGAAAGATTGGTACATTGGATGGCACATATGGTTCTAAATCAAGCTACATCTTGGTTGAACTTGATGATACGGTAGATACTAGTGATGCATTTCCAGCTGGATTTATTGGATATCCAACTAGAGATTACACTATAGGTAGTCAAACAGCTCAAAATCCACATATCATGTATAAGCAAGCTTATGGTCAATTTGAAAATAAGCGTAAATTCTACTTAGGTATTTCTGATTCTGTAGGTATTGATTCTGATTTCTTTGACTATAAAGGTTTGGATTCAAATGATGACCAATGGACAGGTATAACCAATGGTTTCCATATGGATATCGATGCTGGTTCAGTTGTTATCGATGGCGATAGTACAAGTACAACATATACTTTTGATACAGGTGATTGGACTTTTAGAACTGATGCTGATGTTACAGCTAATGGTAGTCCATATGACAAAGTTTACTCACGTAAATTTACATTTGTACCTCATGGTGGTTTTGACGGATGGGATGTTTATCGTACAAGAAGAACCAACGGTGATTCTTATATCATCAACGGTACTCGTGGTCAAGCTGGATTGTTAAGCGACACATTTAAAGATAGACCATTGTCAAATGGTGATAATGGTATTAACTCTGATTACTATGCTTATTTAGAAGCTATTTGGACATTCAAAAATCCAGAAGCTGTAAATATCAATGTGTTTGCTACGCCTGGTATTGATACGTCTGATAACAGCAACTTGGTTGAAGCTACAATTGAAATGGTTGAACAAGATAGAGCGGATTCGTTATATATTGTAACAACACCAGATACAAGCAATGGTGATATATTGACTGTTTCTGATGCTATTGATTCAATTACAGATATGTATGACAGTAACTATACTGCTACTTACTGGCCTTGGATTCAAATCTTAGATGCTGAAAACAATGTGTTTATCTATGTTCCACCAACAAGAGACGTTGTAAGAAACATTGCCCTAACCGATAACATCGCATTCCCATGGTTTGCTGTTGCAGGTATTCAAAGAGGTGATGTTGATGCAATCAAAGCTCGTAAGAAGCTTACATTGGGTGAAAGAGATGCTCTTTATGAAAATAGAATTAACCCTATTGCTACCTTCACTTCTGACGGTATTAAAATCTGGGGCAACAAGACGCTTCAAGTTAAAGAAACAGCTCTTAATAGAATCAACGTTAGACGTCTTTTGTTACAAGCAAGAAAACTTATTTCTGCTGTATCTATCAGATTACTATTCGAACAAAACGATACAATCGTAAGAAATCAATTCTTGTCGCTTGTTAATCCAATCTTGGATAACATCAGAACCGAAAGAGGTTTATACGATTTCCGTGTTGTTCTTAGCAATGACCCAGAAGATATCGATAGAAATCAATTAACAGGTAAAATCTACCTTAAGCCTACAAGAGCTTTAGAGTTTATCGTGGTTGAGTTCAATATCATGAACACTGGTGCTTCATTCGATAACATCTAATAAGATAAAAAATACAATAAACCCCTGATTTTCAGGGGTTTTTTTATTTATAAACGATATTTATATTATATGGCAAAATTAATCATATCTGAAAGACAATTTAAGCTTATAAAAGAGCATTTATCAGAAGAAATTGACCCTAGCGAGGCTTATCGTGATGAAGGCGCAATAGACACAATAATTGCTGGAAAAAGAGATGTTGGATTCTTGGCCGTTTATTTTGACCAACATAGAGAACTGCTAAAAAAAGCAATAGAAAACGGATTGAAATACATTTCAATGCCGCAGAAAATTAGCTCATTTAAAAACTCTGTTGCATATGTGATTTATAGACCTGGTGCGGAGGATAAAGCAATGAGATTGGCTAGCATAGCTAGAAAACACGGTGGGTATATTCCAATACAAACACCAGAAGAAACATATGAGATAGGTATGTTGTTAGGATACTATGAAGATAAGGTAAAAGAATTTGTATTAAAGAAGTTTCCAGACTTTAAATTTTATTAAAATTACAGATATTTATATAATAAAAATTGCATTATGGCACAAAAAATAATTCTAAGCGAAAGACAACATGAAGTTATTGTAAATCACATACTAAATGAAATGGTTGATACCAACGAAAGTCTTATAAATGAAGATGGTAGTATCAATGAAGGAGTATGGGAAAAAATCAAATATGGTTTATCTAAATTAGGTAGATATAAGGCTGGTGGTAAGATTTTTGGTAAAGGAAAAATTGACCAAGAAGCCGCAGCTAAGATTCAACAAATCATTGATAAAAAAGGTAACGAAGTTATCAAAGCATTGGATTCTAAAATAAAAGAAAATAATCCAGAATTCCCTAACAACGAAAAGGGTGAGCAATTTTTAAGTACCATAATGGACATTTCGGCAATATACGATTCAGTTGTTGCTTCCACACAAAAAAATCCAAAAGATGAAGGTTATTTGCCTATAGATGCTGCCAACGGTATTATCAACGACCTTAGAGAATATGTTAAAAAATTCTTGGATGTTGATTTAACCGCTGCTTATTCTGTTGTTGATGAGGCTGAAGGAAATACGCTTAATGTAACTGAAGAAGGTTTGAAGAAATTGGATGAAGATTGGGCATTAAACGAAAGTATTTTAGATAACCTTGGTAAAGGTTTAAAAAGTGCTGGTAAAAATTTAAGGTATTCTGCTAGTAGTCCTGAAGAATGTGAAGCAAGAGCTGAAGAAATATTAAAAATTGCAAATTCTAGAGGTATTACAGACCCAGCGCAATTAAAATATTTAAAAAATTTAGAAATAAATAATTGTAGAGAAGAAATGGGTTTAGGCCCGTTGGCTGATTGGAATGGTCCTGGTACACTGGCATCAAGATATGAAGAAGGTGTTGAAGATGTTATGTCAGAAGATGAGGCAGGTGATGTTAGAAAAGCTTTACAAGCCAAAAGAGGTCAAGGTGATGATTTTGATAGTGAAAGAATGTCAACGCTTAAATCCAACAAGTTGCCAATGACACTTGTTGGGGTTGGTGCTTCTTTAGGTGCTTTTAGTTGGTTGGTTAATACAGAATGGTTCAAACATTTGTTTGATACAGTATCTCACACGCAATCAACCGAAATGATTAATCAAACAATTGAACAAAAGTCTGATATATTTGGGCAGATTAAGCCTGGTCAGGGTAT